TAAAAGACTTTATAAGTCTAATTATTTTAATATTGAAGTTGGGCATTTAAATGAGGGTACATATAAAATAGCTTCATATTATGCAATGCCTGAAGACTATGCAACTGAAAGACCTATTGAGTTTTCTTTTGATAGTAAAGAGGGTTATAAAATTACATTCTCAATTGAGGTTAACTCATTTATTCCATCGTTTGAATTTGATACTGAAATGCATATTGGCAATAGAATGTTTGAGATTAATGCATATACAACACAACAGAACGATTCTCAAATCGATAGGACTAGCGACTTAGTTGATAAGGGAGTTATAGATTAAGAATAAAAAGACTGATATATAATCAAATACAATAAAATAAATCACATTTAAGATGATTATTTCACCATTTTATCAAATCAAAGAAAATAATATTCTTTTCGCAGTAGAAGGTATTCATTATGTTGCAAATACAGAAGAGAATACTATTGAGCTTGCAGAGGGTATTCAAATTCCAGTAGAATTCACAAATCTACTAGAAGCACTTAAAGTATTCAAGTTTGATGGCTCTGACATCGTATGGTACCACGGTATCAGCAAAATGAGATATTCAGTAGAAGAAGGTAAATTCTTTCTAGGAAACTCAGAGATCATTTCTGAATCATTTGTTAATCATATCTTAGCAGCTGGTATCGTAAGATACGAAGATCGTGCAACTGCAGAGCTTTTCACAGAAGCAGCTAAGACGGTAGAGTCTCTTATTAATCTTGACTTTGTATTTAATGCAAAGGGCAATGGTAATATGATTAACCTAATGGTTATGGAAGAGAACGTTTACGTTGCACACCTAAATGAAACAACAAGACTATTTAACTTTACTAAAGCCACTTCAGCTAACACAGCTCTTGAGTTTATTGCTGAGAAGACTGGAGTTGATGCAACAGAGTTTCTAGCAAATCTTCTAGAAGGCGAAGCATCTGAAAGAGCTATTGTTATTCATAATATTAAAGAGCTATCAGAAATGGTTAGCTTCCTAAAAGACCAAAGAGGTCTATTGGCTGACGCAGACAGATCAATTGAAGAAATCAAGGCTGCTGATGCACTAATCGAAGGCGAAATTAATCGCATAGAAAAGGAAATCGAAACAGCTAAGTCTGCTCTTTAATAATTGATTTAAATCATTTTAAAGGCTGGAATAAACATTCCAGCCTTTTTTACGTATAATGGGTATCAAATAATACTATTAACAGAAAGTGGCTAAAAATTATTTAAATAATAAAGATCTTTACGCTGAGATTGTAAAATCTAAGGAACAAGATAAGTTGACACCTACGGCAGAAAAGATGCTGATGTTGTTGGCTGAGCGTGCCATTAATAAGATGAAGTACGTATATGATGATGATCGCCAAGATTGTCTTCAATTCGCTATGTTAGATCTGTTGAAGTATTGGAGAAACTTTAATCCAAAGTATCCTAACGCGTTTGCATATTTTACAGAAATTGCTAAACGAGGTTATGCTAAAGGATGGAACAAAATTCATCCACAGAAGTATAAGAATACTTTATCACTAGATCGCACTAACAGTTATAACGAAGAAGGCGATGGTGGAATTTATTCAATTTAATGTCAATAAAAAGGGTTAAACCAACTAAGAATTCCGGATTCGTCCAAGGATACTTTAAGCCTAGCAATACAAATAAGTATGTTGGGCCACAACCCATTATATACAGATCATCTTGGGAAAGAAAGTTCATGTTATGGTGTGATACCAATGAATATGTAATTAGATGGTCTTCTGAACCTGTTGAAATTAAATATTGGTCTAGTATTCAAAAGAAGGAAAGAACATATAATCCAGACTTCTATATACTTATTCAAAAACAAGATGGTTCTACTGAACAAATGTTAGTAGAGGTTAAGCCAGAGTCTCACATTAAAAAACCACAACCGCCTAAAACTAATTCTAAAAAAGCTATAGAGAGTTATAGATATTTGGCAGAACAATATGTCACAAATCGTGATAAATATATTGCAGCACAACAGTATTCGAAAGAAAGAGGTTGGAAATTTGTCGTAATGACTGAAAATTCACTTAAGTGATGGGACAGCTTAAAAGTAAAATTAACGAATCTATTAAACAGAATGGTTCTAAAAGAGCTGCTCGTGTTAATGCTGAAAAGTGGTATAAAAAATCACTAAAAGCTTTTAATAATAAAGAAGTCACATCTAATGTACAACTAAGGTTTATTCCTGGTAAAATTTATGTGTTTAGATATGATGATCCTATTACAGAAGATTTGCAATGGTGGGATAGAAATCCAGTAGTACTAGCATTAGACCCTGTAAATGGAAACGATTGTGGTATTAATCTAAATCTATTAACGGTTCCAATGAAAGAACAGTTACTAGACGATGTATACGATAAATTAGCAGGGCAGATTAAAACACAAACAACTAGAAACGGTAATAATGCATCTACACAAGGACAATTATCAATTAGATATGAGTCAGCCAAAAGATATTTAGATAAATATGGATTTGGATTTGCAGTTAGACAGTATATTCCATCTAGAAAAAAGAAACAAGCAGCGGTGTCATATGAAAACTGGCATATGATTGCTCTTTGTGATTTTGTTGAACTAGAAGGTATTACAGTTCGTGGACTTAAAGCAATGTTCTTAAAGTACAATAAAAAATGAGATATATAATCAAATAATATAAACAATGGCAGGTTTTGTAGAAAAGAGAAACGGTCCCCTTTCAACGGGTAAAAGACCATTTACGCTTAGCGATGGCTTGAAGCGTCTATCGTCATTTGGTATGTATTATGATGACTTGGTGCTTCGCCAGTCACAGGCAATTGGTCCTGCAGAAGATGCGTTCGGATACGGTCAAATGAACCCAATGGGTGTTGACAATGATGACATCTATTCAGCATTTGCTGCGCTGTCTATGACAGACACAAGCATGCGAAAGCAGATTCCTTTCTTTGATAAGAATTACGAAACAAAGAGAAATGAACTAAGACAATTCTCACTTCAAGACGAAGTAGAGGATATCCTAGATATTCTTTGTGACGAAACAATTGTATATGACGAGAAGAACTTCTTTTGTTATCCTGACATTATCGGACTGGATATATCTGATGATGTTGATGCTTACTTTAAAAGATCATTTAGAGAGATCTATCAATACTTTGGTTTTACAGGTGACCAGTCAGCATGGTACTTCTTTAGAAAGTTCCTTATCGATGGTTACCTATCATTTGAAATTATCTACTCACCTGACCAAAAACAAATCATCGGCTTTAAAGAGATTGATCCTGTCACTCTAATGCCTGGTTATAATAAAGAAGACGGTAAGAAGGTTTGGATTCAGTTTAAAGACGATCCTATGAAGGAGAGAGTTCTTTACGATTCACAGATCATTTATATCTCATACTCATCAATCACTACAGCATCTAGAGTTTCTTATGTTGAGAGATTGATTAGAGCATTTAACCTAATGAGAATCATGGAACACACCAGAGTTATCTGGGCTGTGACTAACGCTTCATTTAGAATGAAGTTTGTGATTCCAATGGGTGGTAAATCTAAGACAAGAGCAAAACAATCTCTTGCACAACTTATGAACAACTACAAGGAAGTAGTTGACTTTGACTGGGAATCAGCTTCGCTACAAACTGATGGTAAGCCGATGATGCAGTTTAACAAAGAATACTGGTTGCCTTCTAAAGAGGGTGAATCTCCAGAGATCGAAACTCTAGGCGGAGATGGACCAGACCTATCAGATACAGAAGCACTTAAGTACTTTAACGATAAACTTAAGGCAGTATCTAAAATTCCATTTAACAGATTCATGTATGAAGATGGTGGTGGCGAATTCAACCTTGCCGCTGACGGTATGATTAGAGATGAAATCAAGTTCTCTAAGTTTATCAGAAGACTAAGATCAGCTTTCCAAGAGGTTTTAGTTAAGCCACTTTATATTCAAATGTGTCTGAAATATCCAGAATTCACAAACGATGCTTCTTTTAGAACTCAGATCGCTCTAAGATTTAATGAGGAGAATATGTTTGCTGAATTAAAGAATATGGAAATCATGGAGCGTAGAATCGAATTTATCGGTTCGTTGAAAGACAACCTAGTTATTTCTGATCCTGCTACAATGACTGATACTCCATACTTCGATCTAGACTTCTTGGTTGATAGATATTTGAAGCTATCTCCAGATGATAGAGAAGCAAACGATGCGTACAAAAAGCGTGCAGAATCTGAAAAAGCCGGCGAAGAACCAGAAGATCCATTTGGAATGGGTGGCGGCATGGGCGGCATGGGCGGCGGTGGCCTTGGAGGATTCTAAAAATAGATAAATAACTAATGAAAACGTTACTTACATTTGAACAGTTTCTTTCTGGTTCTAAACAAACAAACGAAGATGCCATAAAAGCTGGTGAGGAATCTGAAGTTGTTATCGATGATATGATTACAACTAATGGTACTGAAATCTCATCTGAAGAACTTCTAGGTATTATCATTTCTTCTGAAACTGAAGAGGAAGTAAAAGACAAGCTTTATGATAAGTTTGGTCAAACAACTTTCGCTGAGGCAGATATTTCAAAAGTAGTTGCATACTATAATGAATATCAAACTGAAATTAAAGAAAAAGAGAAAGAAGAAGAAAAGAAGAAAGAAGAAGGTGGTGGTGCTGACGGTGAATCTACAGATTCCTTAATGGCAGATCTATAAAAAAATTAGTTTTTCCATTTTTTAAACTGGATATATAAAGAAACATATTAAAAGATTCATGAATCAACATAATCTACTGATCCTAGAGAGATCATCAAATACACTTGACTTCAAAGCAGAAGGCGGGTCATATGTATTAGAAGGAATTTTCGGCGAATTAGATAAGAAGAATAGAAATAATCGTATCTATACTGCTGAAGAATATCTACCACAAATTGAAGCTCTACAGGACAAAATCAAATCATCGAAATTGTTAGGTGAATTAGATCACCCACAAAAATTCGATATCTCCCTAAAGAGTGTTTCACACGTTATCGAGGAGCTTTCTTACGATAAAGAAACAAATCTAATTAAGGGAAGAATTAGACTTCTTGACACTGATGCTGGTAAACAAGCTAAAGCGCTTGTTGATGCTGGTATTCCACTACACATCTCTTCTAGAGCAGCGGGTGTTGTTGAGTCTGATGGTAAAGTAAAAATCAAGCAACTGTTCACATATGATCTAGTTGCAGATCCAGGTTTTGAAAATGCAGAACTAAAGAGAATGAACGAAGCTTATGGCATCGATTCAAATGAAGGTCTACTAATCTATGAAATGACTGACGCTCCTGCAGAAAACCTACTAACAAATCAAACATCTACACAAAATAATAACGACACAATCATGGAAAACAACGCTAGATTTGTAAGTGTTGAAGATTTTAATAAGTATTCAGCATATCTTGCTGAAGAAATTAAAACACTTAAAGGTTCTCTAGCCGGCGTTTCTACTGAGTCTATTGAAGAGAAAATGCAAGCTCTTACAGATTACGTAGAATACGTTGCTGAAAGAGCTGACAAAGGTATTCAGTACTCTGAGTACGTTGCAGAAAAATTAGATGGTAACATCGAATACTCTAACTACTTGGCAGAAAAGTTGGACCAAGGAATTGAATACTCTGAGCACATCGCCGAGTCAGTAAACAACGTTAAGGATTACGCTAACTATTTAGCAGAAGCTTACAATGACGGTGTTACTAGTAACGAGAATATCACTAAGTACTTAAACTACCTAAAAGAAAACATCGAGTCAATCTCTGAATACGCTGATTACATCGCTGAAACTATCAACTCTAACCTAATCATGGAAGAAGAGGGCGAAGAGGCTGGCCTACCAGCTGAAGACATCAAGGCTGATATGGAAGAAGTTAACTCTGAAGAGGACAAGAAGATCATCGATACAGCTGACCAAGAAATGCCAGAAGACGAAGGTGCTGAAGGTGCTAAGGAAGTTGTTGAATCGGAAGGTGAAGAGGCTGGCCTACCAGCTGAAGACATCAAGGCTGATATGGAAGAAGTTAACTCTGAAGAAGATAAGAAGATTATTGATGCAGCTGACCAAGAAATGCCAGAAGACGAAGGTGCTGAAGGTGCTAAGGAAGTTGTTGAATCAGAAACTGAAGAGACTGAAGAGACTGAAGAGACTGTTGAAGAAGATTCACTTTCTTCATACAAGAAAGAAATCTCTGAAAAACTTTCTGTTCTAATCAATAAGGCTACTGAAAAGAAGACTAATGATCCACACTTCTTCAAGTTTGTATCTGAGTCTACACAGGCTAAATTTAATGAACTAGAGGTTGCAGATAGAACTAAGGTTCTTTCATCTATCGAAGGTAGAGGTTACCTAACTGAGTCTCAAATCGTTACTCTAATGGAAGGTGCTCTAGTTGAAGTTGCAGGTCAAACTACACCATACTTCGTAGAAGCTGCTCCATCAGAATACAAAGAGATCTGGAATACTCTATCAGAAGCTAAGAGAAATCAACTAACTGCACAATCTAAGATGGTTAAGTTGTCAACTCCTTACCAAGTAAGAAACTTCTGGCAGACAAGAGACCTAAGAGAGGTTTCATCTGTAATGGAAAAAGTTGAAATGATTAAAGAGTCTACACAAACTGAGACTCCTAAAAAATCAACAACTATCACTTACGATACAACAGAAATCGCTGCACAACTAGCTGCAAGATTTAAGAAGTAATATTAATTAAAATAAATTAAAGGGCTGGGATTCATTCCCAGCCCTATATTTAATACAACTATACTCTGTTAATAAAAAAACCATTTTTTTAATTTTTTAGAAAAAAAGGTTAAAATGCTATTTTATTAATAGGATATATACACTAATCGACTAAAAGACGAAGAAGCAAAACGTCTAAGCAATGTCGACTTTAAAACGCCAAAAAAATAATAATATAACAAAATGGCAAATTTAATCAATGAAGCTGAAATCAAGGCAACATGGGCTCCAATCATCGAGTCAGCTACAGGTATCAGCGATTCAAACAAACTAGCTTGGATGTCAGAATACTGCCACAATCACAAGCTTTATGAAGAAGCATCTCTTTCAGCGGTTCAACCACTTATGCTAAAGGGTATGGGTGCTGCTGCTTTCCCATCTGCACATGGTGTAGCTGACGGTTCAGGCGACAAGTCTCCATCACTTCTTCCACTAGCAATGCAAGTTGCTGCACAAACTGTAGGTCTAGATCTAGTTCCTGTAGTTCCTATGGCTGGTCCAATGGGTCTACTTTCTTACCTAGACTTCGTATATGACGGCGGTTCTGCTAGAAATGCTGCAAACGCAAATAACGTATACTACTTCTCAACTGATGCAGGTACTGGTGCTGATATCCCTGGTGCTGCTACTTACGCAGCATACGAGTTCGTTGGTGAGTCAAGAATCGATGGTAACGATATCTACAAGGTAATCGGTACTGAGCTAATTGCTGCTAACGTACTGGCTGACTTCAGACTTGCTGTAGCTACTCCAACTGCAACAATTGACCTAGTTAAGGCTCTAGAAGATCACATCAAAGGTTTCGCTGCTGCTGACGTAGATGGCAATCCTTTCTCAAGAGAAGCAGGTGAGCAGACTCCAGAGAACATCATGGGTCTATCTCTATTCTCTAAGTCAGTTGCTGCAGAGACTTTCCAAGTTGCTGCTGCTGTGACAAGAGAGCAAGTTCAAGACCTTAAGCAATTCGGTGTTGACGCTGTTGCTCAAGTTGAGGCTGTTCTAACTAACGAACTAACTCAATCAATCAACAACCTAATCCTAGCTAAAATGGCTGTTCTAGGTACTGCAAACGTTACTGCTGCTCTAACTGTAGGTGGTATGAACATCACTCTTCCAGCTGCTGCTGCACTAGTGGGTGGTGAGACTGTTGCATCTGCACACAGACAAATCCTAACACAAGTTCTAGCTGCTGCTAACCTAATCGCTAACAGAGGTAGAAGAGGTGCTGGTAACTTCGCTGTTGTTGGTCCACAAACTGCTACTGTTCTTCAGTCAGTTGCTGGTTTCGTTGCAAACCCAATGGCTAACACTTTCTCTCAAGCTGCTGGTGCTATCTACCCTGTAGGTTCTGTTGCTGGTATCAATGTTTACACTGATCCAAGAAAGAGATGGGACGATTACACTGTAGTAGTTGGTAGAAAAGGTGATGGTAACTCTCCAGGTCTAGTATTCATGCCATACCTAATGGCTGAATCAGTTCAGACTATCGCAGAGGGTACTATGGCTCCTAA